TTTGTGATTGTAGGTGGATTCTTTAAGTTTTCGTATGTTTTCTTTAGCTTGTGATATATCTCCGTATTCTTTTGCTGTTTCGTGTAATAGTTGTGTGTTTTTTTGTTTTTCGGTATGTAGTATACATTTTTTTGATGCATTGTTTCTTTCTTTTGGCCATATTGAAAGCCCATCTGTGATTTTTTCTTCCGGCCAAATTTTATCTTTGTAGTAGCGCCCAATTGGTTGGGCATGGCCACTTTTAAGACGAGTATAATTATTTTGAGTGTTATTAAAATAAGTTTTAGTTTCATTGTTTATATAGTTGTTTCCTATGCCAGGGTTTCTACTCATTACTGCATATGGTTTTGTTCTTGGATCATTAGGGTCATATTTGTCGAATAGTGATTTTATTGTGTATTTTGCTGTATAGTGTGCTGAACCTCTTTCTACTGTTCCTATATGTACGTTTCCGTTTCCCCATATTTCATCTAGTGTATTACTGTACCACTCATTGTGTATTGTATCGTATTTATAATACCTTAAAGGTACGTTAAATATTATTATATGGAAATGAGGTCTATTTCCTTTGCTTCCGTATTCGCCACATGCGAAATAACGTAGTTTAGGGCTCCATTTTCCTGTTTTCTCTGATTTTTTAAGGTATCTGTTAGCTTCATCTCTAAAGTCTTTGTTTGGGCTTGTTATGTTTGGTAGTTGATCTCTGTATATTTTAGATCTTAATTTTTTTATGAATTGTGATAGATCATTTTTGTTAAGTGTTGGTAATAGTTGTATTGGTTGGTTGTATAATTTGTTTGTTGGATTTAGTTTTGTGAGTATATTTATTTCTGTTGTTTTGTCTCCCCATTGTGCTATGTAAGGTAGTTTTTCATCTTCGTATGTTAAAGTGACGAATCTTGCGGTCTCCGCCACCTTTAACTCTTGTAGTATTCTGAATGTCCATATAGATCGTTTTGTTTCTAGGCAATATATACATTTTCCGCAAGGTATGTATTGCCCTTTTTCTAGTAGATTTTCTTTTGTGATCCATATTGGTGAGTGGCATTCCATTATACTGCTTCTATTGTTTGTCTGTCTTCTTTGATTTTGATTTTTAATGGTTTTCTGTGTGTTTTTTTTATTCCATAGCTTCTGCCTTGTCTTAGTATTTGAAGGCATCTATTTTCTTTGTCACATAGAGCTATAATTTGTTTCTCGATTTTTATAAGGTATGGGAATGTTTTTGAGTTTATAATGTATTCCTCGTACTGAGCGACCTGTTCTAATAAGTTTGATAAGTCGTTCTTGTTTGATTGTAAGTTTGCGAATAGAGTCAGTTGTAGGCTTGAGTCTTGTATATTCTTCGATTGTGATGTTTTCATGTATCATGTTTCAAAGTTTGTGTCGTCTTTTGTATCATCGAGCCATTCTTGTATTCCTGCGTTTGCTGCTTCTACTGCTATGTCGTCTATTTCTGTGTCTGTTCTGTCCGCATAGTTTTCTAGTACTTTGTATACTATCGGCCATACTGCTCTTACGATTGTTTTTATAATGTTCATAGTTCTAATTTTTTATTTACAATTTTGAATAGTTCTTCTTTTGCTTTTTGATCCATTTTATTTACGAATTCTCTGTATGATTTATTTCTGTATGTCCAGACTGTAGTGCTATACATTTTTGCTTCTATTGGTGTTTTGATCTTGTCTAGGTCTTCCATGCATTGTAGGTCTTTTTTAGCTTGTTCTTGTTTTATTGAAGTTAGGTTGTCTGGTACGAAGTCTTCTTTTTGGATTTCTAGTTTTTGATTTTCGTTTTTCATGCTTATAGTTTTTATTGTTATATGGCACTATTGCCATCTTGTTGAGTTTGGATGTCTTATTGTTCTTGTTCCTTTTGGCATTTGTATTGTACCTTTTTTAGTTGCTGCTTGTCCTGTTGCTATTTTGACTGCATTTGATATTTTTGAACTTGCGATGCTTTCACCTGATATAAGGTTTGCGAATAGTTGATATAGTGGTTTGTTACCTAGTAACATTCCGGTGCGTTTATAATATTTCCATTCTTCTTCGGTCATTCTGTTTGCTAGTTGTGTTGATTTAATTTCTTCGTATGTTTTTGTTAGGTTTAATGTTTTTTCGAATTCCTGATACATCAGGTTTATTGTTTCTTTTTCGTTTAGTATTTGTTGATGTGTAATTTGTTTATTTCCTAGTGTTTGTTGTATTCCAAGTAATACAAGTTGTAATTTTTCTTTTTCTACGTCTGTATCATATAGTTCTAGTGATTTCAGTAGATTTAATGCTTGTTGTTCGTTATCTACTTCTAGTCCTATTGCTTGTAGGAATTTTATTGTTTGGTCTCTTTCTTTTAGTTGGGTGTCTGCTTCCATATTGGATATTTCGACACCCATTTTTTTGTATCCCATGTATGATCCTAATAGATCTATATTAGGTGTTTGCATTGATGCTCTTTCATATGATGGAACTTGTCCTGCATTTCCGGGATTTCCTTGTCCATATATCATGTTTGGATTTAATCCTGCTTCTCTAAATCTTTCCATTTGTGCTGCAGGTGAATTGTATTCGTTGCTTTTGTGCCACATGGCTTCATTCCAATCTCTTTGTCTTTGTGATTCTCTTTTGTTCCATGCTGTTGTATAGAATGTTGATCCTAGGTTGGATCCTGCATTCATTAATGCTGCTCCCCAGCTGCTCATAGTTTCTTGTTTTTGCGTTAAAATCTATTTTTTTATGCCGAACTCCAAATTATCAAAATTTGGAGGAGAAAGGCATAAACTGGTTCCGTGTTCGGACACATTTTTATGTGTACGTGTGCGGACAGTTTATAAAGCTTTGCTTGCCGATTTTATTTGTGTTTTTTGCACTATACTACTTGTTATATTAGTGCTAACTGACACTTTGTTGAGGATCAGGGATTTACAATGTTGTATTTCCCCGATCCTTTTTAAGCATGAAATTCCTTTCATTTTCAGTTTTCGTGTGCGTGTGCATTTTGCGCGTGCGCGTGTTACTGGTCTTGGGAATTTATGCTGTTTGTTTCTGTTTTTTCGTGTTCTTCTTTGAACTTTCTGAGTTCTTCAATTTCTGTTTCCTCATTCTGTTTTGCAATTTCTTTTGCTGTTTGCTTTCTTTCATTTTGTTTGTTTTTGATTTCTAGTAATTCTTTTGCTGCTTCGTGTTTTGCTGTTAGTGGGTCTTGGTTGTTCCATGAATCGTATTTAGTTGATTCGAATTTTTCTTCTATTACCTGTTGTCTATTCAACTGGTATGGGTCTTCCTTTTTCATATCTGTCCATTAAGTTTTTGATACTTATTGCTTGTCCTGGTACTGTTAATGATACAGTAGAGTCTTTTGGATATTCTTCTGGAAATACTTCTTCATAGTCTTTCCAGTATACTTTTTCTTTTTGTGTGGTGTAAGTGTCTCCTGTGAGCCATCTTTTTCCTTTCATTCTGTCAATTGCCATGATAGTTTTATTTTGGTATGTCTGTTACGTGCATTGGTAATATTGCTTTTATATCGTTGTAGATTTGTATGTAAAGGTGGTGTTCTGTTCCTTGTGCTGCAAATATTCTTATCATTTCATCGTCACTATATATGCATTGGTGGAATGTTCCACTAAATGCTGTTGCAGCTCCGTCTTGATTATCGTGCATTCTGCTCATATGCCAATAATCTAATGAACTTTGGTATTCTCCACATACTATGTTTAGTTTATGTTTGTATTCTGCGAATCTTGGGGCGTAAGCCCATACATCATCGTTTCCTGTTCCTGTTGCTGTTCCATCCCATCCAAGCTCTTTGCTTAGTATTTCTTGATCTCCAATATTTTGGAAGTGTGGATTATAGAATTCTGTTCTGTCTGTTTTGTTCCAGAACTTTTCAATTCCTCCCGTATAAGCTGTTCTAGGTATTACACTAAGTATAGTCATTAGTATACCGTGTTCTGTTGCATGGAAGTTACTATAGTCGCTTCCTCCTGCTGCTACCGCATGACCAGTTTGGTAACCTTGTGGTGTATTTATTGCGTCTGTGGATGGTGTTAATACGGGTCCCGGATTTATTACTTCGCTTACATTTATTGCTTGTCTTCCTCCTCCTATGTATCTCGGGTAATTATCTCTAAAGTCTGGATTTTGTACACCGAACATTATTTTAAGCCATTCGTCGTATCGTTCGGTTCCTGTTCTGTTTTCTGCTTCTAAGAATCTTGTTAGTGCTTCTGCTCTACGTAATTCTAGTATTTCAAGTGATGCATCTGCTCCTATATCTGTATCTCCCCTGAATTGTAGTGCCACTCCTGTTGAATCTTGGAATGCTCTACTTGCATTCATTTGCGTATCTCCCGCAGTTGGTGCTCCTCCTGCTGTTGTTTCAAACTGTATTGCTGTTCCATCTGATGGATTTCCGTATATATCTATATCAAGCTGCACGTCTGTGCTTGCTCCTGCGTATGCTTCTGGATATGCTCCTGTGAAGTAGTCTCTTTCATATGATCTGTTTCTTATTGCGCATAGATATGGCATATCTGCAGTCATTGCTCCTCCAAGTAGTGATATGAACCAACTTGTTCCTGGGCCGCATGATCTTGGTTGTGTCCATGGGTTTCTGTAGTATTCATCCCATATTAAGTTATATGTTATAAATGGTAGTGCATTTAATTCTTGGTCTGCTGCTGCGTTAATTGTATCTCCTGAGTCTGTTTTAGGTAATCCCAGGTAATTAGCTAGTGTTCCTTCGTAATAATATGATTTTTGTGCTTCGTTTAATGGTACTACTGGCATTTCATCGTTTGAATGTACATTGTTTGGATCACCTTGTATGAAACTTTCCCAGTCTGCATATGTTTGTGATAATTTTGGCATACATAGTCTGTATGGTACCCAGAATGTGTGTATGTATGCGTCTATTCTGTGCATAAATGGTGATAGTACTGGTGCTAGTTTAATTAGGCAGTTTGTTTTTATTTTCCAGTGTGAATCTGGTGTTACATCGTCCCATCGTATTGGTATTAGTTTACCTATTTGTCCGGAACCTGTCCAGTAATTTGATAAGTCGAATGAGTTTTTTTTAGGATTTGCTGGTGAGGCGTTCCTCATTCTTTGTCGTGGTTGTGTGATCATAGTTTTTTGTTTTGTGATGTTTGTTTGAATGTTGTTTTTAGTTTGTGATTGTAGGTGGATTCTTTAAGTTTTCGTATGTTTTCTTTAGCTTGTGATATATCTCCGTATTCTTTTGCTGTTTCGTGTAATAGTTGTGTGTTTTTTTGTTTTTCGGTATGTAGT